AAATAGGATTGGAGGAACGCGAATTACAAAAGAACAGGCTTTCCAGGCAGCGGAGATGGATCTAGAAGGTTACTCTTGGAGCAAGATAAGCGAGCAAGTTGGGTATAGCTGGAAGGCACTAAAGAGAGCGATCAAATATTATGCAGCACAAGATATTAAGTAATCGCTACTACCTTGAGGGTAAGCTAGCCTTTTTGGAGAATAAACATGAGTGTCCTTATCAGCCAGGACCGGAGAAAGGACTTTGGTTGGCTGGAGTTACAGAGATGCGCGAAGAACTTAGAGTTCTCAGAGAAAGCCTGTCACTGCAAGCACGAGCTAGGTGAGACGGGCGCGATTTTTCTTAGGAGTTACGGTGTACTGTATTGCAATGAATGTTCTGGACTTCAACCAATCAAACACGAGATCCGATAATGAGCCAACGAATCAAACTGAAATTCTTCCCGTTTCCAGACATGGTTTCGGATCTTGTGGTTAACTTAGCCGAAGCTGGATTCAATATTGAGATGAGTCCGTGTGATGGTCAGGACTTCAGCGTGTTGATTGCTGAGCGGTGTTATGAGGATGAACTGCCTACAGTGTTGCCGAATGGACCGACTATTCACTAGCGACGAGGTGCTTAGTGTGGAATTATTAGACCAGCAAGGATTCAAGATAAAGATAGGTGTTGCGTACCAGTTTATGTTCGGACACGGAGACAGAACAACGCTTGTTGTTAAGTCGGTTGGCAATGATGGAGTAATTGATACCTACGACGTATTTTTCAACATGGATGTAAAAATAAAAAACAGTGAATGGCTGTGGCGACCATTGAGACACACTTGGTCTGCATGGCCTCATGACTCAGAAGCAGTCATAAAATACGCAGGAGAATCTGCACTAGATCTTACGCCGTAATGCACTAAAAGAAACCCCGCCTTGTGAGCGGGGTTTTTATTTGCGTTACATCTACAAACTTGGAACTACTACTCCGCTCGCATCCTTTCGACAATCACGACAGGATAGCGTCGGCAAGATTACACTTGGCACCGGCTTAGTAATCATGGTTTCGCCACCTCCGCAGTGTTCGCACTTGATATAGGTGACACCATTTGCATCTGGCTCTTGTACTTTCATCTTATGCGCTCGCAAAGTTCATGGTAGGTGTTGCAGTATACGTCACAGAAAGCGCGTCACCTGGCGAAAGAATCCAAGTGCCGCCGCCAGCCGTAGATCCCAGGTTAGTCGCGCCTCGGAAGTAAGTAGAGATCGAAACAGTACCGCCAGAAACACCAACTATCAACGGACGACCGGTGTTGTTGGTGTACACGAATGGCGAACCGGTTACAGTAATCGAGCCCGATACAGATGAGCCAACGCCCCATTTTTGCGATTGAGCTTGGTAGCATTGACCGAAACCTGACCTCGTACCAGCATCCGGAATAACTAGGTTGCCCGATAAGCCGCGACCGTAGGTTACACCGCCGACAAAGTTACCAGTACCGCCGCTGATCGTGATCTGATCATGCATGCCGCCAACAAGTCTATTCCCAGAACCTCCGGTAAAGAAGAACTTAACGGAGTCGACGTTGAACTCGTTAAAGCTACCTGCGCATGTAATGCCGGTGATCGTATTGACTTCTTCATTTAAACCATATGCGCGGTTACCAATAGCAAGACTTGTAAATATAGCGCCGGTATCAGAGCAGTATTCGTTGTCACCGCCAAGCCATACGTTACCAAGTGTGCTGTCGATGTACATACCGATTTGACAGGCAGCACCAATCCAGTTATAGAAGATGTTGTAGGAAGCTTGTGCAAATGCCGCGCTTTGACTAATAGTCATGCCGGATAAAGGTTTGCCACCCAAGTACCAGCCGTTTACGTAATCTGCTGGATTTTCTTTCGCGCTCTCAGTTGGTGTTGCACCAATCCAGAACTTAGACAGTACGCAGCCAAGGATAGACCATCCAGTCTGAGTTAACCCCGCGCCCCAGACTCGACCGCGAATCTCGCTCAAGTAAACGTTACGCACAAGTACAGTTGGCGCTGTAGAAGATGGTCCGTTCTCGAAAACAAAACCAGTTCCAAGACCAATGGTAAGCGCCGTTATGTTTACGCCAAAAGTTGCCCCAGCATCCAAGATCATTGCAGATCCGGTGCCAGTGCCGCGAATTTTTACCTTGCCACGGTTCAGGATGACCGCGCCTTGGATACCCCAGTTAGGCGCAACACTGCACTCGTAAGTGCCCGCATTCAACCAAACAGTAGGCAGTTTTCGGAAAGCAGCCAGTTCTGCGCGCAAGAAGGTTTCGATTGCGGCGAAGGCTGTAGCGTTGTCGAATCCAGCAACCGGACGAGCGCCAAACATTCCGGCTTCTAGGTCATCGTATATGCGCAACCAGCGACCAGTAGAAATACCTGTTGCCGCAACAATGGTGAAATCGTTGGCGGTTGAAGTGCTAGTGGAGCTCCAGATGAAAGGACCATTACCGCCGTCATACGCTGGGTCTACACGCTCCATGTAAACCATGTCGTAGTTATAGCGACCGGTTATGGTCTTTAGCTCAGCCAGGGTATTGATATGGCGCATTGTGCGCCCAACCAAGGCAGCTCCATTTGAAAGGCTTACTGCATCTGCTAATGCCGTGCGTAGCGCCGCGTCACCTACAGAAACAAACTTAGGCTGATCGATTGCCCAGTTATTCACCGTGGTATACGGAAGAGTTAGCGACGGACCTGGGCGCCAGTATTCGCCGCCTTTCGACATAACCTGATTTGTGCGGGTGAATGTCAATTCACCTGCTGCATCATAATCGCCAATGAACTCATAACCCAATGCAAGCAACGCATCGCTTGAGTCCTTTTCAAGGCCAGTCCAAGTCTTTCTTGCATTGCCGAATCGATCAACCCAAGTAGTATTGATCAGGTCATTGACGGCATCATCAAGATTAGATGCGTTATTGAACAGTACTTTTACTTCAGTAGATCCCAGCGGAATCCCGCTTGTGTCGTAAGTATTCATTTATAGCCCTACACAAGAGAGAACATGACAGAGAAAGAAATCAAGGCATTCGTGCAGTTGATGCAGGTTATTGTCCCGTCTGGATTTATAACAACTGAGGGTATGGTTATGGAGGTGCTTGGGGCGACGGCAGGAAAAGTGGTTACAGGGATAACCACGAGAATTGGCGGCCTGAACCCGGCAGGCAGCGTTGCAACCACTGTGCCGTCAGTCGCCGTACCGTTCCTGATTGCAACCTCAAGCTGTACGTTATCTGCAACCTTGCGATACACGGCGCGCCGACTCGTGTAGACGACCCAGCTATTATTCAACGGCAAAGCCGTCATTGTCTGCGCGGCCAACCCTGTGCCGCCCTGTGCGATGCTCAAGGGGGTTGTGAGGCCGGTTATGCTGGTGATCGTTGAGTTGGCGCCACCGTAAACAATTTGCTCCCACGCCAGCCACGCGGCCCCGTTCCAGATGCGTCGGTACGTGGCGTTGGTGCCGAGCTGGCGCCACATCTGCTCATACCTCAGCGAGCCAGAAACTAGAATCGCGCTACTACTCACGTCAACGTACCCAGCGGAAGACGCGATAGGGCTATTGGTTGCGCCTGGCACGGCGTTGTGTACATATCGCCCGTCCGTGAAAAGACTGTTTAGGTCCGTCCCCGAGACATCTATGCGGGATCCGATGCCGAAACCACCTACAAGCATTACACGCCCAACGGTTGCGTCTGTCGTCGACGTTTGAGGCACGAGCCCGAGGCGGCTTTGTTGCGCGCCGAGCGTTGCGTCACTCAAGAACAAACGAGCGATAGGCTTCAGGTCGGTAAGTGCCATCGCTCCGACCCCCGTGAAATACGCCAGCTTGTCAGCTGCGCCGGTCAAACCGTTCAGCGCCGTTACGTTTGCACCAATCCCTATCGCAGTGCGAAGCTGCGCTAAGGTTTGTTTGCGGGTATCAGCCAACTGAACTACCGGGTATAGATCGCCCTCATTCGGCAACTGCGCAGGCGGCAATTCCGATATCTTTTTCGGGACATCAACCATCATTAATTCTCCAAGGTGAGCGGGGTGCCGTTTTCAGCAAGTAATGTCATACCCGACTCAGTTAGCAGCAATGATTCAGGCTCAACCAAAGGCCACTCGCGATTCATTGCGTAATCGAATATTTCTGGATTCAAGATGAAACTAGGCAAGATTGACCACCCATATGGAAGAATTGGCCTATCTCTCAATTCAAGTTCGGCTGTAATGCTCCATAGGTTTGGGCCTACTCTAGAAGGACCGGAATAGATATCGGTGAATCGAGACGTGTAATCCTGATATCCAAGCGGAGTTTCTAGCGGGGCTTCAAACCATTGCGAGCCATCGATTAGCTCGTCTCTCCACCACGCTTCAAAAAGCTGGCACTCTTGGCTAGTAAACAGCCAACTAATCTGTGCCATTGTTGGAACGCTGGTGAAGTTTCTGCGCTGACGTGCTCGCCCGCTAGCGAGTTCTGATCGCTTAAGCGGGCTTACTGTTTTGTAGGTTCTTCCGTTGTGAAGGCCTCGCGGTAATCCTTCAGGATACAAAATCATGGAGGGCTTCCATTATCATCTAAATAGACTGCCTCATTATACGCCATCGCCTCTACGCTAGCGGAGTCAGTGCCATTTGGAGATATGGAGGTAATAAGCACCTTGTACCCGATGCCGAATAACAAGTGGGGTGGCTCACGATCAAGCGAAGTATCAGGCGGAAAGTCCAAGCCGGAGATAGATAGATGGAAGTCATCAATGCGAGTGGCTATGTAGGGGCCAGCGCTAGAACCATCTTGACGGCGCACATAAACGTAGTGCGGACCAGCATCAGACCAGTCGAAAGCTTCAGATGATTCAATAACACCATTGTCATACGAGATCATATAGGCCGATTGCGCATAGCCTGGAACGTCGTCTGCAACCTGTACATAGCTCAGGTAGCGACTATTCAAGGCGTCAAGCTCAGTAGACCAGCGATATTCCCAGCGACGGTACTTCATTGCGCGACGTTGGCGCATGCCGATCTGCCAAGCTTTCGTGCGATTAGTGCAGCCGTCAGCTTTAACCTTCTGAACACGAACACCTTGATCACCAGGAAGTCGGCATTCAACTGTTTCAACCTGCCAAGACACGCCATCCGTGTATTCAACATCCACGCCATCAAAATCATCAGGGCGGACGGCGGTAAAGTCGCGCTCTAGTGGCTCGGTCATGTTCTGAGGCGTGTACATGCTCTCAAACGCAGTACGAGGCTCGTCACGCACCGGACGCAATAATCCACGGTCAACGGTAAGCTCAGAGAATCCGCAGTTCAGGGCATCGTTTATGACGCCTTTAGCGGTGCCGTTTGAGTTAGTCGATTGGTCGTAATGGTCGCCGCGAGCCTTCCAGATTGCATCAAGACGGTCGAGCTCTGCATAGTCAATCTCAGCATCTGTATAGCCGACAGATTTTGCGACATAAGCGAAGAACGGAGCGATATCGCGCGTAGGTTGCGCGGGCTGCCATACGCCGCCTACGCGAACAGGAAGCTTGCGTGTGGCTTCTACCGAAATCATCGACTCAGATTGCGCAGAGAGGCGATCACCGCCGCGAGCATTCACTGCCATGATCGTCACGCCTTCATAGGAAATAGGCGATGCAAGCAATGAACGGCAGCCATACCAAACAGCCGAGTCCTGCCATTCCTGAGACACCACAGGACTTCGACGGATACGAGCCTCTGCGCGCATTGGATAAGGAAGGTCAATCTTGAACGTGTAGCCGACAGCATCAAGAGATACGTTGCTTACGGTGCGAGTCTCAACAGTCCACGCACCTGCGATATCCATATCGCGCCACTCGAAATAGTGAGTGGCTGGTACGGTGTATCGGTCGCCATTCTTTGCGCCAAGGCCGATCAAGCCGCCAGGAAAGAAAACATCCCACTCAATGGAGTAGGCTTTCTCGCCATCTGGGCAGACAGCAAATGGTCCGCGATATCCACCCTGCAAGCTGGACTGATCCAGAACGATAGAGGATGCGGTAGTAGACAGGAACGTAAATCCAGAGAATCCTGTATCTGTAGAACCTGACGACGTAAGGCGCTGGATGGTTAGCTGTGGCGTGCTGAATACAGTGATGCGGTAACGAAGGCCTACAGGGCCGATGCAGGTTACGATTGTTCCAAGTGTGAACGATGTAACGGGAGATCCGCCAACGAAGTTAAGCGTCATCTCAGGAGGCGTAGCACCTACAGCAGGCGTATAGCTGTTGACTACATACAAGCCACCATTGACGCCAGAGATTTCAATGTTATCGCCAACCGATGGCGCCAACATTTGCAGGTTGAAACCTCTGATAATGTCGCGACCAGCACCGCCATCAACGAACTCGTACTGATACGGAATGATTGCGCGGATGATAAGGCCAGAAGACCAGTCGGCAGGGAACGAACCTTGGCCAGCAGGAATATTAATATTGAATGCGTTGTACTGAATCGATGAGGCTACGAAACTTGGCGTCAAAGCATTGGCGATAGTCAGTTCAAGACCAGACGACCCGTTAGAACTAGAACCAACCTCTGTTACATCATTCCACCAGAAGTGCGCAGGATCGCCAGAAATGTTAGTGCCTGGTGGATAGACGCTATAGATAACATCCGAGCCAAGAGAGATTGCCGGAGTATCGCCAATCAGGATCTTGTCCGAAGGAATGTCATGGTCGCCAACGCCAACGCACAACAGCATCTCCACTCGCTGCTCACGGGGGCTAGCAAAGTAGCGGCGCGGAGGCAGAAGGTAGTCCGGATAAACCTTGCGACGGCCTGCAATCTCGCGCACAGGAGAGTTGATCTTGACCTTGTTGCCCTTAATAGACGCCTCGTTAATACCTTCGCCGTTCTGGCTAGTAGCATTAACTTTCGGAATCTTTGGCGTCATCAGCTTGATGGCGACTAAGAACAGTGCTCCGAAGAACAGTTCTGTTCCTTTTGGCTCAATGACAATATCAACTGTGTCGTCTTTCGAGAAGACAGTTAGCGCCCACTCGCTAGCATCAACAACTGATCCATTAAGCGAAACGCTGATCGGGTGAACATCCATATCAGAATAGCTAGGCACGTTCTCGGCCAGCCAGTCACGCACAGAGATACCGCCAACCGAATATTCTTCGCATGGCTCATCGTTAAGCTTTGATCCGAATACTCTAACGGTCACGGTAATAAATCACTCTTAGGTATTGGGATTCAAAATCGTGGACTCTCAGCAGGCGGGCACCCTTCTTTGGGTTTATCTCAAGCGCGTGCAGTCCATTTTCTAGTTCAATTATAACAGCGACATGGATGCATAAAGGTCCACGGAATACGGCTGCTATTGCGCCGTGCTCCGGCGCGCATTCTTCCATTGAGGCCGCTTCTTGTTGATAGGCGCGAGTGAATTCTTTTGGCTGCGTGTTGCGGATTGCGCCGAATGATGGGAGTAGGCGTTTTCCGCAATGGTGGTGACGGACGAATCTCGTCATGCCGAAACAGTCCCATTTATCTGGACCGCGAGCGCCATCTTCGTATGTCGATGAGAGGAATCTATTAATCCAGTCCATTAAAGATATTTTAGACCCGGAAATTCAGTAGTGTTGTACACCTTGCGAGGCCATGCATAGTTCAGCGCATCGACAAAGCCAGCCTCAATAGAAACCGTAGTCCCGCTTACATTGCCGCCAAGCACGGTCGCGTAAAACTCGCGCTCCGACGGCTGAGTTAGATCAGTGTTCAGGTATCGACGGAATGTCAGCCGGATACGCTGCTCGCTCTCAATAGCGGTATCGATCAAGCGTTGAGCCTGGCCAGTAACGTTATCAATTGCAAAGTTCAGCGTCTGTGCGCCTTGGTTGTTCTTCTTTGGCAGAGCAATGGAGATTGGTGCGGCCATAAACGACTTATAGGTAATGCCGTCAATGCCTAGAGTCATATCCTCAAAGCCCTTGACGATGTAAATCGATTCATTCCAAGCTGAGCATGCAAGCTCGATGGTATCAATGATTACCTCAGAGCCTGCCGATGCATAGACGCGCTCGATTAGCGTACTCATACGCCTTGCTTCCTTGTGCCGGTAGTTTGGTTGACAGCGCGGCCAGTCTTGCCGTCGCCCATCATGTCGCCAACAATTGTATCAATAACCCAGCGACGATCAGCCTCGCTGAACTTAGCGCTGGACTGCATCGACTGGCCAGAGTAGTTATGGTTGTTGATGATTGGAGCAGCACCGGCACCTGATCCGCCAGAGGTTGCATCATTATTGCTAACGACATCTCCACGACTGTTAGGCATCATGTACTGACGACCATTGGCAGCATTGAAGATCTCTGGAGCGCCGGTTTCGTTCACTCGGTACATGCCGTCAGCTTGTACGGGGCCACCCAAGGCGCGACCACCAACAAGCGCCAGTCCTGAGGCAAGCGCCGTGGTTGAAGACAAGGCAGCAGCAGCTGGCACGGAGTTGGTGCCGAACGATGCAAGAGACGCCATAGCAGCAGCAGGAGCCCACGCAGCGGCAACAATACCAGCCTCGCCAACAGATGCGGCGGTTGCAGCGGCGGCGGTTGCTTGCCCCACAGATGCCATGACGATCTGCTGCTTAACCCACTCGATACCAGCCTGTACGAACGAGCCAATAACAGCATTCAGGACGGTGTTAGCGATATTACCCAGCGCGTCTTGGAGGCTCATGGTGCCAGAGAGCAGACCGCCCAATGCTTGAGTACCAGCAGATCCAAGAGCGTCCAGTCCGTCAATCAGCGCCTGATTGCCTGCCGATTGAGCAGCAAACCGCTGAGTCTCAATCTCCATCATTCTAGCGTTGTAGTCGGTCTCGGCTTGCTCCTTAAGTGCCAGGTAATCGGTATCGCTCAACAACTTCATATCGTTGACTGTTTGCAGGTCTTTCAGTTGCTGAGTGTAGGCCTGGGTAGCGTTTGCAGCAGGATCAACACGGGCAAGAGTATCTTTCGCAGTCTTGGCATCATAGAACGCACCAGCAATATCGCGAATCGACTGGACTTGTTCTGGGGTTGCGTATTTGTTGAGCGTTAGAGCGGCCTGATCCATAGCTAGATCGCGCGCAGACTTACCAACGCTGGCTAGTTCTGCGCCAAGCTTTGCGAATGACTTCTGGTTTTCCTCTACACCCTTGCGCTCTTCTGTTGCGGCCTTTTTAGCTTCCGCTTCAGACTTTTTCGCAGCCGCAGATGTCTCTGCAATTCCTTTCTTTTTGCTCGCCGTCAATTCTTTTGTGGCGGTATCTAGCTTATAGATCTCAGCGCCAAGAGATGCGGCTTGAGCTTTCTCTGCTTCAGTTGCCTTGTCGCCAAGCTTTTGAACTGCGATCAGCTTGGCTTTTTCTTCACCGGTCAGCTTAGCTGCGTCTGCCTCTTCCTTGAGTTTGTCGATAGCCTTCTGAGAGTCTGTCTTAGGCGCATTCTTTGGCGCGGTGATTTTTAGCTTTTCGTTCTCGCCTTTTTGTTCTTCAACCTTTCTGTCTTGGATCGCTTTAATCTGGTCGTTGAGGATTGCTAGCTCTTTTTCTGCTGCTTTTCGCGTAGCGCTGCCAGTAAGCGGATCAGCAAGTTTTGCTTGAATATCTGCTCTTTTCTGAACAGCTACAGCTAGCTTCTGCTGGTTATCAAGGTCGCCAGCAGAAAGACGTATGCCCTTGGCCACTGCGTCTAGAGCTTTTGCAAGAGCGTTGGAAGCGCCCGTAGCCTGGTCAATCTTAGAGATTGCAACGCCCATAGAGTTGACGATTGCGTTGGTAGCCGCTCCTACAGATCGAGGAACTTTATTGAACTCTTCATTTACCTTGCCGGTTTGCTTGTAGATAGCCTCAAGCACGCGGTCAATAGTCAGCTTGCCGTCAAGCATCTGTTGACGAAGCTCGTTGAACGGAATACCAAGGCCGTCCGCAATCTTGCGGCCAAGCTCTGGCATCTGCTCAATGATCGAGTTGAATTCTTCAGCGCGCAGAGTGCCGCCAGCAACCGACTGGCTGAACTGACGCAATGCTGCGCTTATCTCTTCAGCGCTAGAGCCACCAATCTTGCCGATCTTTTGCAGCGTATCAGTCAGACTAAGAATCTGATCCCTAGTTACGCCAAGACTTTTAAGAGATGCAGTAAGGCTTTCCCACAGCTTGATAGTGGTAGTGAGGTCGGATCCGCCAGCAGAAGAAATTTGCACAAGAGCCGCGTAGTTGGTCTTGGCATCAGCGGCGCTACCAGACAGCCGCATGACGCGAGATTCGAGCAGCGTGAATTGCTCGCTCAACTTTTGCAGGCTCGCTAACGCTGCAACACTTACCAATCCAGATATGGAAGTAGCAAGAGGCGACAAGACAAAAGAGAACTTGGACGAGCTACTTGTAGCCTTGTCTATGGCCGAAGATGTTTGCTTTAACCCTGTGCCTACCTTATTGATTGCCTTTCCAGCACCATCAGCAGAGGCTTCTACAACCTTAAGAGAAGATCCAGCGCCATCAATCTTCTTTCCAGCATCAGCGGCAGATGCTCCGGTAGTGTTTAGCGCAGCACCAGTCCCGCCTACTGCTCTAGTGGCTCCATTGGCCGAGCCATCAAGCTTGTTAAGAGCCGAATCAAGCTTGTCCAGTTGCTTATCTGCTTTCTCAGTACCGGTAACGAGCGCAGCCGTTTCCACTTCAACTTGATATGTGATGGTTCCGAGGTTGCTCATTTGTTCACCTGATACTGACGCAATCTGTTGATTTCAGCGAGGCGCGACATGGCTTCGTCGTGCTCTTCTTCTGGAGGTAATGTTTCTGGCTTGCCGAATTTTGACTGCATGGCGCCCGAGAACTCTGTCATTGTCAGGTTCCAGGCTTGCTCACTAGATAGGCCAAGATGCGCGATTGCCTGAGCCACAAAATCACGCGCCTTGAACTCTGGCACGTATTCAGAATCTGGCTTGCTCAGGAGGCGACCTTCTGGCTTTATTCCGATAATCCCATGCTTCATCAGGCATCTAGCTAAGTGAACCATGTCGTTAGAAGGCATAGCGCCAGGAACGAAGGATCCCCAGCGCGTGCCCATATGTCCAATCAGTGGCGTCAAGTCAGCATCACAGCAGGCCACCAGTACGTCATATGCTGTAGCCATTACTTCACGCTCCCACGTCCTATACGAAGGCACAGGCCAGAACGGATTAATATTCGGAGAAGAGAAAAGCAGGCTGAATTTGTTTACGATCTCGGTCGATGAGCCGAGAGAGTCAATGGCTTTAAACGATGGCCTGAAAAGGAAGTCATGATCGCCAAGGCTAACCCCAACCTCTCCTACAGAAGTGATAGCTCGCATTTTTCGAGTCCATAGATAATTGAATTATTTTACCACGGGGTATTGACGCGCTACGGATCCTAGCTATACTCGGCCAGCACACACAAACTCAAGGATAAGAAATGCTTACTCTGTTGCTGGTTATCGGTCTATGCTCTGACGTTGGCTGCGATTACATTGACGCCACAAAAAACTTTGCTATGGAGTCCGACACGGACTGCTTTCAAATGGCGGAGTTCCTGAATGACAGTAACAGGGCTAGCGGAGAACAGCCACGATTCGCTTGCCTTGAGCCCGCCAAGTATCGTGCGTTTGCCAAGAAAGAAATCTGACCCAATAAAAAGCCCCCTGATAGGGGGCTTTGTGTATCTGCTTGCCTTAGACCACTGTAACGGTCATGGTGGCGGTTTTGGTCGGATCGGCTACAGAGGTAGCGGTGATAACCGAAGTACCAGCAGCAACACCAGTAACGACACCTGTAGAAGACACTGTTGCTTTTGCTGGTGTGCCTGAAACAAAAGTGAAATGCTGGTCGGCAGCAGCAGGCAGAGCCTTGGCAATCAAGTTGGTTACGTTGCCGACAGCCACAGTTGCAGTGGTAGGCGATACGGAAACAGAAGTGATGGCGATTGGAGTAGGCGCAACAATTACGCTAGCCAGGCCACCAGGGCGCGAGGTAGCGCTTGCAGTGATCGAATAGGTAGCGATATCGTCATACGGGAACTCTTGGCTGAACTCGGTCAGGATGCAGAAGCCGGTAACGGTATTGATCGGGCCAGTCAAACGAATCCAGACATACGGCTGCGGATCGGTGACGAAGTGGTTAAACAGCATTTGCTGGTTAGAGGTAGTGCCATCATCGCGCTTGGTCACGCCATCGATAGAAACTTCGAAGGTTTTGTAGGTGATCAAGGTGTCACGGAAACCGCCTACCGAATCATCGGCAGTAGCGTCAACGGTATCGGCGCTCATAGTCAGCGACTTGTTACGAGCAGCACCCAGTGGCAACCACGTCAGCGTCAGCGGATCAACATCGCCGCAAGCAAGCGCGAACTCTGCGAGAACGCTCTTACCTACGAATTTAGAACTTGCACAGTTAAGGGCCATTCTCGGCGCCTCCTATAAGGTTGTTGAGTATCGCCCACAACTGAGCGCATATTTCAAGTGATAGTTTAACACGTCAGCTCGAAATTAATTTCTAGCCACGGTCGGTTTGTCTCTGTGTAATACGGTCCCATAATAGAACCTATCGGTCTGATTTGTAGCATGCAGCTAGTTTCAAAGTTGGCTATTGCCGCATCAAACAGCGATTCAACAAATAGCTCAGCTACTTCTGCATCGCCAAGTGCTCGACCATTAGCGCGACCGGTTACGATTACGCGGATATGCGGATACTGGATTTCACCATTAGGCGTGCGGCCAGAGTCAGACCAGACAGCTACGAACTTCTTTGTCGAGTTGTTAGTCTCTTCCCACATCCCGCGACTAATTGTATAGCCAGCCGTTGAGACATAAGACTCTAGCCAGTCGCGGAATAGGTTGATTGGTGTGTGGCTCATATCGTCATGTTCCTTGCGATTGTAGCGTCTATATCCGCACGAGCGTCTGCATCTTCGAACGCCTTACGCAAGAATCCTGGCTCTGCATCTGGATCCCATACATTACCTCGCGACGGATCAGATTTAGAGCGAGGCGTATTCGAACCAAGAAGCGTACCTTTCTTGTCATGCACAGCTGCTGCATATGCAGCCGTATAGCCAAGCATGGCTGACACTTTGGTTCCAGACTTAGATATCTTCCGGAACTGGCTATTGATCAGGTTGCTTGTGTCGATTGGCGTCATTGTCGCGGCATATCCACCAGCAACGATCATTACTTCAGTAAGAGCCTTCTCTGCCATCGGACCAGATATCTCGCCCATGAGCTTATGCAAGGAATTACGAACCTCGCGCAACCCTTTAACCGCCATTAGACAGTCTCCAGATCGTATTCGTCTTCATAGCCGAATGCTGACATGCCGTGACGTGCAACCTTGCGAATCTCTGCGGCTGATGCAGCGTCCCAGGTTTGCGCTGTAGTGTCGCCGTATGCGATGCGGTCTAGGAATGCTGGACGAGTGTCGCCCGTGTAATAGATATCCCGCGTCACGAACTCAGCGCCTTCTGCGTCTCGTGATTGGCGCGATACACCTTCGTGACCACATAGGATTGTGTACGGGGTTCCGTATGTGACGCCACCTCCCCAATCGCCTTCAGCTAAACGAGGGTATACGGTTGCAGTATCGATCATGTACCACGCGGACATGAAGGCCATTAGCAGCACTTCCCGCCAGTGGAAACCCACAGGCCAGCACTAGCGCCAGGCTCAGGCGGAATTACCGAAGCTGTACAACCAGAAGTGTCCAGCGTACCAAGAAGAGAGCGCAGAGAGCGATAACGGTCAACGAAAGAACCCCAACGAAAAGACTGAGAAGCACCAGACGGAGCAGTCTGCGAGCTGATTTGGCGATCCACGTTGACATAGCCAGTCAATCCAAGGAGGTAAAGATAGATAAGAGTCTGCGTGGCCTCTGGATAACCGGCGCCATCCAGGCACGGCTGAATGACTTCTACTGAATCAATCCAAAGTTGCAGGATAAAGTCAGGCGGAACTGGAATCCCATACGCCAAGAAGTATTGCTTGATCTGCTCGATACTAGGCATCAGCGATCCTTAATCTTTAGGTAAATAGACCGAACAGCCGTGCTTTCGAATGCATCAAGGCGTGCGTTGTTTACTGCTACTGAGTACTGGAGCGTCATTTTCGTGGCCTGTAAATGGTTTTGACTATTTTAGCATTTTTGCTTGACGTGGAATTCTGGCGGGTCTAGTCTCTGTTTAACGAAACGAACAACGGAGCAAGACGAGATGAACAAGGCAGAACTCGCAGCGATGATGGAGTCCTTCCAGAGCAAAGGAGGAAAGATCAAAGAAGTAAAGGAAGGTGATCACGCAATTGATCCTGCAATCCGTTACTGCAAGTGCGGCTGTGAAGGAAATTGGACCGATCACACAATGCGTCAAGGTGAAGGTCGTTTTGCAGACCAGTAAAATAACCCGGCGAGTCCGGCCCATCAACCCACGGAGCAATCGACATGCTTACTGCTGCCCTGATTCTTCTGCTGCTGTTCTGAAAAACAAAGCCCTCAATCAAGAGGGCTTTTTTTATGCTTCGTCTTTGTCTTTCGGCGGTCTGCCGCGGCGAGGCGTTGCGACTTCCAACACCTTTTCATCTTCCTTTGGCTCGACCTCTACGGCCTTATTGACCAGTCCAGCAGGCAGCGATTCATGCTTAACCCGCGTACCAATCTCAAGACGTACACCGTCAACAATGACGCCTTTCTCTGTAATCACAAATTCTTTCATGTGAACCTCAATAAAAAAGGGGCCCGCTAAGGCCCCTATTCTAACCCAGCGGATTAGCCTTTGGTGAACTGAGCGTACCCAGCATTACCGTTGTAATCACGCTTGAACTGTGGAGCAACTGCGGTCATGATCTGGAAGCTGTACTCGTCGGTGAAGTTTTTACGTTCAATCGGCATAGTTGTTACAGGCATCGCGGTCAGGATTTCCAGCACTCGGCGCTCTTTTACAACGGCGAGGATTTCGTTTGCTGGAACTGCAGTCGATGGAACGATTGCTACGATGCCAGGAATTGCCATCAGGCGAGCCAGAATGGTGTTCTGAGGCGCGGCGGTAACGTAGTCGTTAGCCGATGCAGCGAACCAATCACCGTAGTTCAGGTAGATGGTAGCGCCGCCGTAGTAGTTTTCGCCTTGCAGGCCGATCAATACTTTGGTCAGAGCCGAAACCCACTGGGCACCGGTAGCAGTCACGAGGTCGAAGTTACCGAACAGGCCAGTAGCACGACCAGGCGCAGTACGCAGACCGTAGATCTGGTTACCGGCAATGTTGTACTTGGTGTCGCCGTTGATCACCAGATCTTCCAGCTTCTCGATGATGCGGCGGTTGCCGTTATCACGAGTAGCGCCGTCCAGATACTGCCAGCCACCGTCTTGACGAGCGGCTTCTACATCGCGCCAGCCGAAGGTGAAGGTGGTGTCGTAGATAGGCAGTGGAGTGCCTTCGTAATCAATGACTGGAGCGTCTGCTTTCGCACGGCTACGGCCATCAATCGAGCTGTTCACTTCGCCCTGGTCGGAAACCTTAGAGAAGTATTGCATCACCTTGCCAATTGGCACGTTGCGTTGCAGGCTAGCCAAGTCACTGAACACGCCCAGCTGAGCGCGCTGCAAGGTGATCAAGTCTTGGTCGTAGGTAGCCCAGGCATCACGAGGGATGGTATAGGCGTTACCGATCAGCTCGCCTTCGCTATCACGTGCGAGGCGCTCTTGACGGGCGTTGTGAGCACGGCGCTTGCCAATTACGGCTGCCTCCTGCTCTTTACTGAACTTCAAAATTTCTGCTGGCATGTCAATTACACCACGTAGGAGTTAGCGAGGATTCGGACGTCGCCCAAACCGTTAGCAGCGATTGCGCGAGAGGCTGCTTCGTCGAACACTGCGACAGCGACTTCACCGGTAACGGCTACTTTGAACTGGCCAGCTGCGATGCTAAGCAATGCGCCAGGAGCGTAGGTAGCTGCTGCAAAACGAACGTTGAACTCGTACTGAGGAACAGGCTTGAATGCTTCGCCAGTTTCGCCAGACGGAACAGCGGTATCAACGGTTTCGCCGATGTATGCGCGGTTGTGCATGATGAAGAAATCAGTCTTCGAGGTAGCGGCCAACTGGAACACGCCAGCGGTACGAACTACAGCGAGGCCTGGCAAAATGCTTGCGCCAGTCTTTGCGGTTACGGAGTCAGGCTGTGCAAGATGCACAGGACCACGCCAGATAACGTTAGCCATTATTTGGCCTCCTGATCAGCGGAGTTCAGGCTGTAGCCTTCAAACTCGTCTTTTGCGTTGGTAACTGGAGCGCCCGACACGATCCCGGCAGCAGTTTGCACGCTGGCGAACATGGCATCCAGAGCTTCACCGCTCAATGCGTTGGCAACTACTTCGCCATGCACTTTGGCTACTGCGGAGCGTTTGTCTTTCAGGCCGGATTCTTCATTCGCCTGAATTTTGGTTTGCAGGGAAGCGATGATCTCCGATTGAGCGTCAAGCTTTGCGTTGAACGCACCGCTAATCTTCTCAGCCTGAGCGTCAAGCGCCGCCTTTAATTCTTCCGGGGTCATATCGACTTCCTCGTTAACGATAGCCAGTACAGGCTGTTTAGTTTTGGTACGTGGATATTGTACATGATTCTGAAACAGCTTCATGATGCGGCGAAAGTTCGTAGCAATGTAGCTAGTTTGTTCGGCAACCGGCATTGATTCGCCAGTAAAGACAACCTTATCAGCTTCGAAATGGTAGTCGATTTTATACATAAGCTCGCCAACGCAATAAACTACTGCCTTATCGTCGAAATCCTCTACGCAGACATACTCAGTAGGCGAACCGAAACGCTCAAGGATTGCGGCCTCGATCAGCTCTTCTTTGTTGCCGTAGGAGTTATCTAGGACTGAATCGTCATTGACAACTACCGAGTTAATCACAAAAGTTTTGTTTACCATCATGCCTACACCGTCAGAAGGGGTTGCTGCTCCAGTCTCATTTACCAGGATTGCGTCATGGTCAAAGGTCATATTTCGAGCGATCCATCCGTATCCGTCCGCATTTGGTGTCATCTCACGCTCAAGCAGGATGCCAGTAGACGTATGGATTGGTTCGCCCTTGGCAATGGCAGCAAGAACTTCTCGGCCACCCTCGGTATTCTTGGCGTACTCAACATCAAGCCACTTCTCTACCGAGATTCTATTGCCTACACGCTTAACGTTTCGATTCCAGGCGCCAATGTGATACGAGTTAATCGCTTCAGGTTGGCGAGCGCTAACATAGTCGCCATTAACCTGCGGATGACCAAGAGGGGCTAGCGTGCCCTCAAGGCTTGCATACGACTTCTCGATCTCATCATGCGGATATAGGCCGCCATTCATGATTACTTCGTCAGGCAAAGTAAACGATGGGATGACGATATGCTCGCGACCATTGTGCTGCTCGCGACGGATTGCGGCAGCGTTTACGGCTACTCGGACGTTTACGCGGGTACTTGTGGCATCAGAAGTCGAGTTAACGACGAATGCCTGTTTATGGCGCATAGGACTATCTCCAATAATTGCGCCTAGTTTAACACGGACAAAGAAAACCCCGCCGAAGCAGGGTCTTTTGTGTTGCGGTTAGTGGTTATGGGCGGCGGATGAACTTGTATTCATCAGCGTGACGCCCACGAATATCTCCGGCATCGTCTTTAAATGTGATATCCCCCTCGTTAAATGGATCTTCACTTAGGATGTATTGTCCGCCTAATTTGATATCCATAGATTGTTCCATGGATTCCAAGACATCCCCAGCCTTCCAATTCCGCCAATCGCTCATATCAAGAGTCGCGTCGATCTTGTCCAGATTCACATTGATCTTCTGAATGAGCGCAAACCCTTCTGCCTCAAGACGATTAATCAGCGCCTCGCGCTCGCGCCACTTGATTGGGCCGTCGATTTGGTCTTCATGCCATTTCGGATGGGCAGGCGCAATCACTGTCTCGCCCATCTTGATGGGTCCATGAATGATTTCGCCTTGTTGGCTATCCATACTCATGCTGATCTCGTGATTGAACAGGCGCATATCTACCTCCATAGCTTGTAGCTGGCTGATTACACGATATTCCATAAGATTCGCAGCATGATCACATTCATTGTGCGGCCAGATAAAGTCTTGCGCGTGCGACTTCTGGAATTCGCCGCAACGCAAACGGGCTTCGACATACACGCCGTTATCTACCGGCTGCTTACCCCCACGATGCCGCTTCCACTCTCCACCCTTCTGACGGTCGCGCTCGGCTTGCCATTGGGCGCGGGTTACGATAGCGTCTTTGTAGTCGGTCGCCAAGCAGCTTGGGCGGCTGATCATGATTTTGAAATAGGAATCGCACTTCCATTCAAAACCGTCATGCGCAACAAATTCATGGTCTTTTTCAAGAAACCAAATTGTCTTTTCTGAATCATTGTCCTGCATGGCAATGTGAGCGTCTTCTTTCCACTCGTTCAGTTCCTTAGCCAAAATCTCTACCAGCTTCGCCATTACAACCCCTCCGTTTAATGTCCGCAAACCTTAGCCTAAACCTCTCAATCCTGCAAGCTGTATAATGAGGATAATTTACGAGGCCCTATTTTATGACTGTGAAACGCACGCCTGCACTAGAGATGGCGCTTAACTCGGCACTGAGCGAGCGTCAGGCTGTGGCTAGCCGTCAGTCGCTGCTTATGGGTGGCATTGATAACAAGCGTCCTGATGCTTGGTGCAGCTATGGTTACAAGGAAACGCTGTGCTTCAATGACTACTATCGCCTGTTCGAGCGAGGCGGCATTGCTCACGGCGCAGTAATGACGCTGAATGAGGCGTGCTGGTCTACTGATCCCGAGGTTATTGAGGGCGACGAAGAAGATCGCGCCGAAGCTCCGACCGCTTGGGAGAAACAGTTCAAGAAGCTAGCCAAGCGCCTGAAGCTGTGGGAGAAGTTCCGTGATGCGGATATGCGCCGTCTTGTTGGTCGCTATTCGTGCATCCTCCTGCAATTCAAGGACTCGAAGCAGTGGGATCAGCCAGTAGGCAAGGCATCTGAACAGCAACTGATCAACCTAATTCCAGCATGGGAGGCGCAGATTCGTGTTGCGTCTTGGTACGATAACCCAGTAGACCCTAACTTCGGCAAGCCTAAAGAGTTCATCTACTCAGAAAATGCTCTGCATGAAAACTTTCAGGCTGAGCCAGGCCGTATTATCACCGTGCATCCTGACCGCGTTGTCGTGATTGGTGACATGCGCAACGGTATTCCGTTCCTGCAAGCTGGTTTCAACGACTGCGTGAACATGGAGAAGGTTCTCGGAGGCTCGGGTGAATCGTTCCTGAAGAACGCTAGCCGTCAATTGGCTATCAACTTTGATAAGGAGGTTGACCTTTCCGCCATTGCCCGCGCACACGGGGTAGCTGAGGGCGAACTACAAGAGATCTTCGATGAAGTAACTCGCGGCATGAACCGTGGGCAGGATCAGACGGTAATCACTAAGGGCGCTACTGTAACGCCTCTGGTGGCTAACGTTCCAGATCCTATCCCAGCCTTCGACGTATCGCTGCAATCGTTCTGCGCCTCTATCCGTATCCCGTCCAAGATCATCGTTGGCAATCAGACTGGCGAGCGTGCATCTACTGAAGACCAGAAGACGTTTAACAAGCGCTGTCAGGGTCGTCGGCTTAGCCTGCTGTCTTCGGATATCGAGACATTCGTTGATCATCTGATGCGTCTTGGTGTGCTGATAACTCTGGAGTACTCGGTTTGCTGGGACGATCTTACCGAAGCCAGTAAAGACGAGAAGATCAGCATTGTCGTCAAGATGGCAGATGTGAACAGCAAGATGCTTGCGAGTGGTCAGCCGGTGTTTACGGCTGAAGAGATGCGCAGTGTTGGCGGGTTCGATAATGATGTAGAGTTGCCACCGCTACCCGACATCGCCCCGCCAGAAGATCAGGCAACCGTGCAATAATCAAGGCCCTACGGGGCCTTTTCTAATTAGGGAATGTTATGGGCGAGCCAATTTTACCGCGCAGCGAAACAGATTTAACTGGCCAGCAGGCGAGAGTCCAGAAGGCTATCAAG